GGTAACAACCATTGCGGGTCCGGGCATCAATTGCATAGCAAGACCGATTGCCGCTAGAGCCACAGCAATCGAGCCAATGCCCTTAGCGAGCACGGCCATATCCATGTTGCCCAGAGTTGCAACCGATCCAGCAATCAGCTTCAATGCTGCGCCAATTGCAATCAGACCAACTCCCATAGCAATCATGCCACTTGGGAACAGGTTGGCTGCGGCACCGATTCCAGCTAGAGCAATCGAGATTCCCCCGATACCCTTGGCTAGAACCTTCATATCCATGCCTCCGAATGAGGCAACGGCCTTAGCCAGGATGTTCATTGCTACTGCAATGATGGTAATACCTGCTCCGGCACGAATTAGTCCTGCAGAATTAGCCGAAAGCGGTCCGGCAGCTGCAGATATACCAATAAGTAGAACCGAAACGGCTCCCAAACCCTTGGCCAATTCTTCCCAACTGAGCTTTGACAAAGAATATACGGCAATTGCAAGCAGGTCAATAGCTCCAGCAAGCAGAATCATCGATGCCGCAATAACGGGCATCTTGATAAAACCACCGGACTTACCGATCTTGTCCATGATGGCCATGGCGCCCAAGAGCTGACCAAAGCCAATCGTAATAGCCGTAAGCGCACTGTTCAAACGCTTCGGGTCGACCAATGAGAGACCGACAATAGATGCTGAGAGCAGAGCAATTGAAATCGCAATGTTCTTCAGTGTGTCGGACTTGACGTTCTGCTGCATCGTCTGGATAGACCCAGTTAATGCGTTGAACGTTCCGCCGATTGATCTCGTCAGGCCCCCCACTCCTGTGAATGCCTGGATTACTGATTTGAGAACACCCCCTGCCAGAGCGTTACCTAGACCACCAGCAAGCGCCTTCTTCAGCGTCAAGAATATACCGCCAAGAAGACCAACCTCGAGTACCTTGAATATGGCGTCGAAGTCTGCGTTCTTGAGTGCATCGGCAACCGTCTGCGACAGGCCTTGCACCATTTGGCTTAGACCCTCTAGGGCGGGCTTGGCAATCTCTCGAGTTTGACCCACACTGCCCAGGAACGAATCCCAAGCACGCTCGAGTCCCTCGATAACCTTCTCCAATGGACCAAGCGATTCTGCCGCCCGACCAATACCGTCGGCTCCAAATGCTTCCCCAATTGCGTGAGCAAACTTCTGAAGCAAAACGATCGGCGCAGACAGAAGGCTACCGAAGCCATCGAAGAACTTGCTTAGCTTGTCGCCCTTCTTCAATGATTGATCGAGGGTATACAACCACGAACCCATTGAGGCGGTAAGCTCCAGAAATCCCCCGGAGCCATCTCCAACTACGCCAAACAGTTTTCCAATTACTCCGAGAATCCCGCCAATTACCATCTTGCCAATATCTAGAACGGCAAAGAAACCGCGGAAGGTTCGATGAATATTGCCTACAGTTCTACTTGTAGGAATAAGCTTCTTGCTGAATTCTTCGAACGCCTTTGTAATATTAGCAAGGTCGCTACCGGTCTTTCTTGGGAAGACATCCCGGAAAGCACCACTAATACCATGGAGAATACGACCCAAGCCCGTGAAGGAATTCTTCAGACCGGCGATCAGATCATCTCGACCACCAAGCTTCTTCCACTCCGAAAGCATTTTGTTACGAGCGGTGGCTTGCTTATTAACAAATCCGCCAATAACACCCGCCAAACCAGTCCAGAGCTTCTTGGCTTCCTTGAAGTTACCAAATATAATCTGGAACGTTGATGCCCAGCCAGAACCTATCGCTTCCTTGGTTGTATCAATAAGCTGGGAGAATGTCTTAACTTGCGTTGCTGCTTCAAGAGCGGTCTTGGCTTGTGCACGAATCGCCTTGATTTGCGCGTCATTGAATCCCTGTGCCTTGAGCTGTGCTTTGGATAGATCACCAGAGAACTGCTTAAGGGTGTTTGTCAGAACGTCAGATGTAAGCCAAGAAGTCTGGCCCGGCTTTGCTTGGATTGACTCACGGAAGGATTTGCCTTCAATACTGACATTCTTCATCGGGCCCTTGAGCTGAACCGCACCGTCCTTCAGCTTGCCCATGGCTTGAGCCGTCTGAGCTAGGGCCCGCTGGAACACGGCACCACCCATGCCCGCGTTTACAACACTGTTCCAATCCTGCAAACTTACTCGACCAGATGAAATGGCCTGAGACAGCTGATACATCGCAGTCGAAGCTTGTTCGGCGCTCGAGCCCGACAATGCGGCCAAGTTCGAGATACCCTTAATCGACTTGACCGACGTATTCAGATCCACACCGGCAGCCGTGAAGGTACCGATGTTCTTGGTCATCTGACCAAAGTTGTAGATCGTCTTATCGGCGTACTTGTTCAGCTGGTTAAGTGCACCATTGACGTCCGTGATGTTGGTACCCGCGGACGCGGTGTTCGCCAAAATTGTCTGAACGGAATTAAGCTGGTTCTCGTATTCATGCAAACCATCGAGAACCGGCTGAAAAGTGAATTGTTTGACGAATTGTGCCCCCGCGGCAATTCCGCGCTGAGCAATACTGGCAAATGTGGCTATGGCTGTAAGCCGAAGCGCACCTAGTTTACTACTGATTGAATCAACACCACTGGCAATATGAGAAAGGTTGACGCGATTAGCAGAGGCATTAAGCTGATCCAGTCCCTTGCCCGCGTTCCGAAAGTCCAAAGACTTCTTGAGCTTGTCGAGCGAGCTGAGCATCTTCTGGGTTCCAGCTTCGAACTTGCTGGTTTCAAAACTTGCTGAAACTACACGATCGTCGACAGTTCGTGCCACTACTTAGTCACCTCCCTCCAAATCTCATCGATCATTTGGTCAAATATGGGCTGAATTGCAGGCATAATGTAGTCGCGGCCTTGTACGTAGCCTCCCGTACCGGTACCATGACCATATTGCAGGATTATGGCAATAGGGATGCCATCTTCCATATGAGTATTATGCCAGTGAATGGCGTAATAGCCTTTTTTACGAACTATTTCGTAGGTCCAGGAATTGGCGGTTTCACTACTGTCTACAGGAGTCGCCGCCCGCAGAGCAGCCACGCCTTGCTGAGCATATTTCTCAAGAACAGCAAAAGCGTTGGCGCTCTGTAGACGTCTTAAATATGCGTAGGTCTTACCCCAGTCCCCCTTAGTGGTGAACTTGATACACATGGGTACCTACTCCGGGATGCCCTCCTCGTTAAGGATGGGGTTGGAGTCAACGGGGATCAAATATGGAGAATCCGCCTGAGGACCAGCATCCGGATCCACACCGTGCTCATTCTGCATATGATCTGCCGCTTCGGTTCCTTCGCTTGACACGATCGTACTACAAGCAGAGCAGTGGTACTGTGTCACTACTGGTTCGCCTGTCATTAGTTCCTTTCTTAAAGCCTAAAATCGAGATTATCGAGTTGGACCCAGTTTCCTGCCCCAACGGCACCAGGAATATAGTTGACGGTTCCATCGGTTCCAATTCTTACATGTTGTGTGGTATATCCACCACCAACAAATGCAGTAACCGGCAGTCGAACGCTTGCCGGAGGACGATACCCAACAGGAAGTGTGAAAATCACAGCAGAAGTTCCAGCTTCAACCACACCACGGAAATATACTCGCCCGCGATCTTTGTAGAACCCCGCTGCTTGTTCACCAGCCTGATTTTGCCAAGCATTTTGGAAAGCTGGTGCCTGAGTGCTTTCAACAACTTCAATACCAGTCTGACCAGTAATCGGTGCACCAATTTTGACCATCTCAAACTTGTTACCGCGACCGTTCTGACCACCAGTCAGAGCTAGAGCAGCACCAGCACCAGTAACAGTTGCTACAACCTCAAGATAATCTCCGACAGCAAGTTCGGCAATACACGAAACTTCAGCAGCCGTATCTCGTGAGTCACCAGTTCCATTAATGATTCTCTGCTCGATATGAGTAGATCCGTTCTTACGAATTTGTAGCCATCGAGCACCACTGGCATTCGAAGCGAACGTTACATTGGCATGAATAGCATAGACCCCGGCCGTACGACAAGTAAATCTCGTATTGTTTGTTACGGTATCGTGAATATTGTCATTATCTGACTCTTCCGCATCAAACGAAACTGCAGTATCTGTGCCACCATCTGGAACGGTCTGTGTTGAAGCGGTCTTGTACGCTCTGACAAACGGAGTAACCGTCTTACCCGTGGCTACCAAAGATGCGGTGAACAGCGAACCCGTTACGTTTAGCGTAGTCGCTCCGCCACCCGCCGAATGCCAACCACAGAACTCGACATAATCGCCAGCTGCGAGTTGAACTTCGGTGTTAATTTCTTGACCCATGGCTGCGCCGCTGCTGGTTAGCGGATCGTCCTGCACGATTGCTACTTGGACACCATTTTTCTTAATAAGCAACTGTCTGGCACTGGTAGCGTCAGGAGCCCACCAAAGCTGTCCACTTATCTTATAAATACCAGGCGTTTTTGCCGTAAACCGAGTTGAGGCAACGTTAGACCACATAGAATCCGTGTCGTAATCCACCGCAGTCAACTGTATAGCTGTCGTTGCGCCCGGAGGAAGTCCTTGCGCTGCTGCTCGAGTGCCTCGGACAGTTGGCACACCACGCTCGTCAACGGTCTGGCCCGCCCCACCCAACCAACTAGCAGCAAAATATGGAGAACGCTCACCAATACTTTGCATATTCAGAGAGCCGCCATTGTTGTGCCACACCTTGACTTCGAGGTAATCACCAGCAACAAGACGCCGAATAACATTCAGTTCCTGAACGGTATTCTCGCCAACGCCGCCCTGAGCACTTCTTTCAGCGTTGCCAATCAGCGTCGATCCATTCAAATATATTGACGTTTGAAAAACGGATCCACTACCCGATGCCCATTCAAGCCTTGTCTGAATATGATACAGACCAGGAGTTTTGATCGTAATCCGGGTATTGTTTGTAGCCGGATCGTGCATGGTATCCGTGTCATGATCTTCGGTATTGAAGGCCAACGCTGTAGTGGTCTGATTTGCGATAGCCTGCGCAACATTGTGAGTCACTCGAGTCGACGAAACGGTCACGGCACCCATTCTAGGAGTCTGTTCCCAACCGTTCTCCGTAGAATATGCGAACATTGGAGAACCATTAAGATCCGTTCGTACAACAACATCACCATCTGCTGGAGAAGCAGGAAACGACGTGACTTTGTTGAGCCCTCCGCCGCCAGCGCCAAGAAGAGTCCAGACACCATCCTTCATCTCGTACAGAGGATCTCCAGGCTGATCTGTACGAACCCAAATATCGCCATCCGTTGCTCCTGCAGGAAAAGCAGAACCCTTACCTGGAGTAACTGGTCCGGCATCGATCGTTGAACCATCATGAAGCGTCAGAATCAAATGACCAGCAACAATATCCGCATCGGTAATCGTCGCATCAATGATCTCCTGCATCCGTTCCGCAGTGAGACCTGTAACTGTAGCCATAGGTTGTCTCCTTTCTACGGCAACGGAAGTTCGGTATCAGTAATTGTGTACGTCGTGTTCAGAGGCGGATCAACAAACGTCGCATCCGCATGTTGGATCTCGAACGTATCGGCATCGAGCATAGAGACGAAGTCATCACTTGGGTCAATTGCCGTCCAGGTACCATCACCATTGTCGATGATGAACAATCCGCCAACCTCGCCGAATAGAATACGAACTTCAAGGATTGATGGCCAACGCGGATCCGTGGTGTCCGTCCCATACAAAATGTCCTCGAGTGTTGCAAGCAAATCTGGACGAGGCCCATTTGAATCAACCGAAAGATGAACCGTAGGACGAATACCATCAATTGTGTAGATGGATGGAGTACCTGACAAAGACCATGAAAATTCTGGTGCTTGAAGTTGCTGCCCAACGGTCTCAAATTTCTGAGAATCCGGGGTAGCTACAAGATTGTAAAGAAGATGCACCTTGTATCCGTAGTTCTCGTCGAGATCGTTTCCCACTTTGGTTCTGTATGAAAGATGAAAACTCTTAGCGGGTTGTTCGTGGGCAACCAGACCAGAACCAATATCGCGGGTGCCTAAAACTTCGTCGAATTCGTCAGGATAGGTAAAAGCAGAAAGCTTTCCCTCAAATTCTCCGGGGGTAACATGATCCAGAATCTTGACGCCATCCATATAGTACGATTTCAATTCAGGATTAGTCCCGTCTTCTAGACCAGTGAGTCCGTTCCACGGCACAACTCGTCCGTCCTTGAGATACAGAACTCCTCGATCTACACCAGTTTGGTAAAACCGTTCTCCAACTCGATCCCATTCGAGCTTGGACATGTCACCTCCTTTCTATCCTCTTGTCTTGTACTTGGCTTTACGTTCGGCATTAAGTTTACGCATTTGAGCATTACGTTCTGACCGGCTCATCTTCTTAGGCTTCTCCGCCTTGACGCTGCACACTCTAATCAAGGTGAACAGTTTATTAAGATGCCAGTGCTGGGCTTCCCACGGAATGTTATAAACCACCATCCAGTAGTAAATAAGCTCTGCCGTAACCGTTTCCTGTTTGGTTTTTGGTGGCTCATTTAAATCGTAAACTGTAGTACCGGTCATCTTCGCGTCGATGTACGTGTTAATCTCAGCGAAGTTTTCATCAGTAAGCTTTTTCCAAACATCGGCCGGGGCGTTTGGTGTAAGAGTCATTGCCCGAATGTAGCCAACCACCTCGTCTGAAGTTTTTTCAGACTTGTCAAGGAAGGGCTTTTCAAATTCTGACTCCCATTTTGAAAGAGAGACCAGAGAATGCTCCAACTCAAGAGCAACGTCACCAACGGTAACGAACTTCTGAGTCGATTCGTCGAATGCTTCGACACCAGGAACAACAATTTTGAGCATTCTCCGATCTCCTTTCAATCATCCTAGACCCTCTGGAACGACCAGTCGTTGTCGCCGTTGAGGGAGAACCCATCCTGCGGCTCTGCGGTGATGTCCGTGTTCTCGCCGACAGCGATTGCAGGCTGAGGACCTGCCGCAGCCAGCTCGCCATCAACGTAGTAGTCAACACCCGCGGTCGCCGGAATCGTAACGACACCGGTACCGTTGTTGAACGTGGGCTGGTTCGCAGCCAGGTCCAGGTTGACGACGGTCACGCCGCCACCGAAGATGTCAATGACCTCATCCGGAAGAGGAAGTCGTGCATCGTCGGCGTACAAAATCGCCTCGAGAGCAGCCAGATCAGCCGCATCAACCTCGGTCGAATCGATCGTGATCAGAGCCGCGGGCTTCAGACCGGTCACCGCAACCGGCGTGGTCGTGAACTCCCAGCTGAACGCGATCGCCTCAGGCGAATCGTTGATCGTGGCATATGCCTTCTCCGACGGCGACGCCTGAGCGCCGTACACCAGATGAAGGCGGTAACCATGATCGGTTCCGTCGGTATCGTTGCCAATCAGCGAGCGATAGCAAAGCCCGAAAGGCTTGCGTGCCTGCTGCCCGACGGCAACACCGGCGGAAGGCTGGACAGTACCATCGTTCTGTCCAAACTCGTCGGGGTAGGTGAACGCCTCAATCGTCCCGCCGAACTCTTCGGCCGACAGGAGGTTGAGATACTTGATGTTGTCTGCAAACTGCGGATTTGACTCGGCACCGGACGGCGACTCAGTAACAGTCGTGAGACCATTCCAAGGAACACCATCTCCGTATGCACCGGACCCATCCGGCTGGTACAGAACTCCGCGGTCTACGCCAGTCTCGTACTCGCGCTCGCCGACTTCGTCCCATGTGAGCATTGTTTCGTAATTCCTTCCTTTTAGAAGAACACTTGGTAAACGTCGTGGTTCAGACCGTCTGCCGGATAAAATCTGTTGAATATGGCTGAAGGCAGAGCGGCAACTTTATCTGGTAAATCACTGTCAGGATCTCGATCAATGACCGTAACCATGTATCGCTTCGCGTGAGAATATGGATTGTTATCCGCGAACTTAGTGTCTGCGTAGTCGCGCTGATAGATGATACATGGATATTCCAGCTCTACGTTTGGTTTAGGCTGGAAATATACCCTCTCCGTAATCGTTTCGAGGATTGCTTGTAGATCAGCCCGTTGGCCCATTCCACACCTCCCCAATACGAAGTAGAAGGCGGGGGCTCTGCACTTCGACGTCTGTAACCGTCCACAGAACCCCCTGCCACTCTACATAACGGATGGCAAGGAAATGTTCGTTGGCGTGTGCATCAGCCAAAATACTAATTTGGTTAGATACACTGAGATCCTTATTGAGATACTCACCGTCGGTAAGCTGTCTCGTATCTCGGAGAACGTCACCATAGTAATTTCTTTCTGTGATGACTTCCTCATGTACACCGGGTGCGGTTTCTACAGTCTCACCGTACCCGATTCGACCAAAGAACCTTGCCATTAGAACCTACCTTCAGGCCGGTCGATCGAACGTCCACTCATCGTCGATGTTGTCATCGAAGTAATGAGTGGCATCTGGCTCTGCAGTGATCGTCAGAGAATCACCAGGGGCAACATTGTACGGCGAGCCAGCAGCATCCACGACGGCGCCAGTATCAGCGCGCTTGTAGACAACACCAGCCGTGTTGACAATGGTGACGTTACCGGTACCCTCGTCGAACGTCGGAGCCGTAGGCTGAACCTCGACGTCACCAGCATCTGCCTTAGTAACCACGATCGCCGAACGAATCTTCGTCAGGGCGCCCGACAGACGGGTCTCGATCAGGTACTTGTACTGGTTGTAGTCGATGTCGAAATCGTCGAAGAACGCGACATCGCCACCGCGGTCAGCACCAAGCGAGTAATCGTTGAGATTCACGATGATGCCAACAACGTCGGGGTAATCCTCCATAACCTCAACGGTCACGATGGAGCTAACCCCAAGCTCAGCCGCCAGATCGGAGGCTGTGCGGTACATACGGCGACCCATACCATCGCGCGCGAGCAGAAGCCACGTGAGCGACGGAAGCGTCGTGTAGAACGTCGGCGAACCGGATCCCTTGTAGAGACCCATCTTAGCCAGCAGCAGGTCGACAACTGCCGACTGACCGTTCCCGGCACCGAACGTATCCGGAACCGTTACGGTCGCTGCATACAGATCGTCGTCGTGAAGAATCGAACGGATACCTTCACCGGCGGGCGCACCCTCCGGATCCGAGATCTTGTCCTCATCGTCCACGGCACGACCATCACCA